ATGACCGCTAGCGCGGGGCCGAGCTCCCACCAGGACACACTCTTCAACTTTCTGGTCACTGCGGCCGAAGACGCTTGGGACCACACCGTTTACGAGTATGGTGCAGGCCGATTCCTGGAGTACACGTCGGAGAAGCTGGTCCGAAGCTTCACTCCGCTCACCTCAAAACGGGTGGAACTCCTCAAAAGCTTGCCGCTGGCCGGCATCCAATGTCAGGACGTTTCTCTGGCCTAAGTTTCTTGGCGCGGCGAGCGCAGTGGCTCATCTTTTTGGGCAGTTGGAAAAACTGGCGCAAGTTTGTTGGCAGGAATGGCTCAAGTTGTCGGCCGATATGGATCAAGTTTCAGGGCTGCAAGCAGAGGACTGCGACAGCGCACGGCATCGGCCGCTTGACCGGCGACTCGGCGAGCCGACCCACGATTGCGCATAATGTATAGACGGGGCGGTTGAGAAACCGGCCTCAACGGTCTTCGCGACCTCTGCGTGCGCAGGCTGCAGACCTATGGCGAGCGTGATCGCCGCAGCCATCTGAGCAAGCCGAAGCCACACCTTGCGGTCTGCCTCCGTTCGGCACCTTTCCGCCTCGATCAGCGGTAGCCACTTTGCCAGTGTTTCCCCCGTTGCCTTGCACATCGTTGCGATGGCTTCTGCGTTCGGGTGCGACTTCTCGTTCAACCACATGCTTACGGTCGGTTGTTTGACGCCTAGCCGATCCGCGACTGCCTGGTTCGTCTTGAGCGATAGTTTCTGCCGATAGATTTCGAGCAATTGATTGGAACTATTCATCGTAAAGACCCTTGATATTTGGGCAGTAAAGGCACTCTACTACGCCACATTGTAGAGGGCCTTTACAAGGCCAACAGGGGACAATCCATGCCGCACCAGGCTTCGCCTATTAGCGTGCACTTCCGCACGCTCCACGGGACCACCTACGCGGTTTCGCGTTGCGATGGTGCCCCCGTTTCCGACTTCTTCGCGGTTCACCGCACCCGCCCGGACCAGGGCAGAGATATGCAGTGGGCTCGCGCGTTTCTTGATGGCGTGCTTAGGGCGCCTCGCGTCGATGGTGCCAAGAGCGGCATCTGCATCTACCCGAAGGGTGGCCGCTGATGTTCTGCACTGACCGCGACGGCATCTTCTACCTGGTCTTCAACAACGGCGTGTGTGCTTTCCTTGCCGGTGTGTTGGTGACCTCCCTGGTTATCTCCATCCTCTTGTCCGCCCGAGCTGACTGGCGTGCCAGCCGCGGGGTGCGCAAGTGATCCGCGCCGCCCTTCGCAACCATGTTCCCTCCGCCCCGTCCTACCTCCGCTCACCCCCTGTCGGGGAGGGCGGGGCGGATGGGATCGCTTGGCGCCGTGCCGAGCCGTGCCGCTTCTCCACCGAGCGCCGGGAATTTGTGACGGCACAGCCGTCCCCAAAAGGCCCGCTTAGTAACACGGGCCTAAACCCTCAGCCTCTCAGGACGGAGGGGTTTGCGGTGAACATCGACTACTGCACGTTGGTGTTCTCGCAGTCCGCTGCCGAACGCATGGGGCAGACCACCCGAACCATTCTCGGGTGGCTGTTCGGCTCTGGCTTCAAGGCCACGCCCCTCAAGGCCAAGATGTGGCAGTTCTACAAGTCCTCGGCCTACATTCGCGACGAGAACGGCGACACGGTTGGTCGCATCGGTTGCGACGGCAATGGCGATACCTGGTGCGTCTCTCTCACTGGCGCGGGTTGTAAGCAAGTCCGCGATTGGGGGTACGCCTACAACCAGGCGCTGTTGCTCGGCGCCCACCTCTCGCGCGTTGACATTGCGTTCGATGACTTCGACGGCCAAGTGCTCGATGACATTCGGCGTATCGATCAGATGGCGCGTGATGGCCTGTTCGCGAGCGAGGGCAGGGGGCGTCCGCCTCGCACGCACTTCCTTGACGATCACGGTAGCAACAAGGGCTGCACGGTCTACGTTGGCAGCAAGGGCCGCAAGGAACTGTGCATCTACGAGAAAGGCAAGGCTCTCGACCAGCCGGAATCCCCGTGGATTCGCTGCGAGTTGCGCCTGTGGCGCAGCAACGGCGAAATCCCGCTCGATGCGCTGATCCGCGCGCATCACTTCTTGAAGGGCGCGTATGACGTCCTCGCCAAGATGCTCCCCCTCGAATGCGAGGGGGATAGGCCCGAAACGACCAAACGCGAGGTCTCCGCGTCTGCGGAGGCAGCCGTGCGTTTCCTTCGCGAGCAATGCGGGCCTTTGCTTTTGACGCTCTGGAATGCGCTTGGCGATGACGCCGAGTGGTTTTTCCGTGAGCAGGTATTCCGCGCCGGCAGACCGGGGCGGTTCAAAGGGACGGGTCTCAGTGACGAGGGCCTGCACGCTGTGTTGCGCAGTGAGCTTTCGCCGCAGATCGACCCGCCGTTCTGACCATCGGCGTTTAGCCGTCCAAACGAGAGAGAGAAAAAGCCATGTTGAAGATCGAGTTCAAGAACGACAAGACCGAAGTGGTGCAGGGCACGAACGCCCGTGGTCGCCCCTACGCGTTCCGCAAGCAGGAAGGCTTCTTGCACGGCAATGGGCCGTACCCGGAGCGCGTGGTCGTGACGGTGCCCGATGGCCTGGAGAACTACCCGGCTGGCGAGTACGAAATCACGCACTGCTTCGAGCGCGGCAAGTTCGATGCGCTCGTGGTTGCGCGTGACCTGGGCCTGCGCCCGATCAAGGGCGCGTCTCGCGTGGTGGCCGCGTAATGGACGCTCCCGTCCTCGTGTGCGTCGAGTTCGCGCAGGACGGGACGACCTGCGCGCAGACGCAGTGGCAAGAAATCCAGCCGACGTTTTTCCCGCCCATGTCGGCTGCGGACGGCGCTCTGATCGGTGGAGCCATCTTTACGGGGCTTATCGTGCTTTGGGCGTCGAAACTCCCTCGGCGGGCATAGAGAAAAGGAACCTGCAATGTCCATCCGCAACAAGCTCGTGAACCGTGCCCGCAGCCTGGGCTGCAGCATCAAGCAGAACCGCTTCGTCCAGGGCGCCGGCCTGGCCCTGGTGTCCGGCGTCGCCTCGGCGCAGACCGCGCCGACCTTCGACACCTCCGAGTCGCTGGGCTACATCTCTGCCGGTGTGGCGGCGGGCCTGCTGATCGGTGCGGCGATGACCGGCGCGTACATCGCCATGAAGGCCAACAAGCTGCCGCGTCGCGGTGCGTGATCGTGCGCGGGCATCCATGGGGATGCCTGCGTTGTCCTCGGCGGCTGCTGTCTGCCGGCCGGATTCCGGCTCTGCCGGAACCGGCCGACAGCAGCCGCTCCACTACACGGGAGGTTCCGCATGGAAGGCTACGTAGTAATGCTCGCCTACGTGCTGTTTGGCTGGGTGCTCGTGCGATGAACGCCCGCAAATCTCACTTCTTTCGAGCAGCCATTGTGCTGCTCGTTTTCTTTCTGGCGCGGCCTTCGTTCGCGACGGATGCGTCGTGTTACCAGGCCGGCATGGCGACTGTTGCGCGCAATGAGGCGAACATTCAAGCTGGTTGGCCCTATTATCATCGCGACAGCGTGACGTTTTCGCAGGCCGATGCGATTACGTGGGTCGCTATTCTCAAGTATCACTATGGCAATTCCGCGCCTGGCGCGGCAGGTCAAGACACGCCTACTTTTTCCTGTGGTCTCGGTGAGAATCCGAACAACGGCGCGCCGCCGGATAATCCTTGCACGGTGAATGCGCCGCAGTCGTCCGGTGGTTTCGCTGGCAAGATCGTCAAGGCGTGGACCTGGTGCAAGCCTGGTGTTGATACAGGCAAGGGTGACGGCTCTACGGTCTCCTGTGTCATGTCGTTTCAGCCATCAGGCTGGCCCACGCAAAATCAGTGGGGCAGTTGGAATACGCCGGGTTCGCTTACGGCCACCGGTGACACGTGTGATGGCTCGGGGGATCAGTGGAAGACGAATACCGGAGGTGAGCCGTCCGACCCTAAGCCGCCGTCGCCGAACACTGCGCCTCCCGCGCCCACCCCTCCGAAGACGTGCGGTGGTGGTAGTTGTCATGACCCTGCGTCGGATCAGTTCTGCGGTACCTCGGGTGGTGCGCAATTTTGCGTGCCTGGCGGCAAGGCTCGTGGTGCGGATACCGCGGGTAATCCGACGGCCGGTGGTGGCGGTTGCGCTAGCTCTGGCGATTCGACTATTTGCGCTGGCTCTCCGAATGCGCCTACACCGCCTGCGCCTCCGCAGTCGCCTATCGCTGATCCGCCGGCGAGCGTGACGCACATCGACACGTATACGCAGGCGAACCCTCAGACGGGCACTAACGTGCCTATTTCCGTGGTGACGTACACCAATCCTGGTGGCACGCCGTCGACATCCGGGCAAAGCTCTGGTGATCGCGGTCCAGCGCCTGCGAGCAGTACGGGCGGCAAGGATGGCAATGGTGCGTCGGGTGGTGGTGATTGCACGTCGCCGCCGGTGGTCACGGGGGATGCGGCCTTGGGCATGATCGCCCGGCAGACCTGGTATACGCGCTGTGCGATTGAGGCCAACAAGGTCACTGCGCATGACCTCGATGGTGCGGACCGCAGTCTTGGCGATCAAACGACCTCACCGGATTCGGTGTTCCAGGAAAGCGATGTTGGACAGGATGGTGGCGTTCTCGATGCGCTCGACTCGTCGGGTTTTCTCGGTGGTGGTCGCTCGTGCCCTGGCTTTCCCACGGTGAAGGGTGTGGGCGGTACCGACATCATTACGGATCGTGGTGTGTGTGATGGCTTCGCGCTGCTTGCTGGTTTCGTGCTTGCTGCTGCGTATGTGATTGCGGCGATCATCATCTATCGAGGGAGGGCGTCGTAATGCCTGCGGTCATTCTTGCCATTATCGAAATTGCCGGCGCTGTCTTCTCTCGCCTGGTTGCGACTCAGTTGGGTCGCTGGCTGCTTCAAGCGTTGTTGTTCTTCGGTATCTCGTTCGTGAGCAACAAGATCGTTTCCGGTGCGGTGACGCCTGCGTTGCAGAGCATTTTCGCCGGCATCGGTGGCGATGTGCTCGCGTGGATTGCCTACACCAACTGTGATCGTGCGATCACGATCATTCTCAGCGCCTACGCCACGGTCTCCGCGTCGCGCTGGACCATCATGCACACCAAAAAGGGGTGAACCATGCTCTACCTACATACGGGCGCTCCTGGCGCTGGCAAGACGCTGAGCGCTGTAGAGATGATCGAGACGGTGTTGCAGGAAAACCCAAGCCGGGTGATCTATAGCAACATCAACGGCATCAACTATCCGGGCGTGATCTCGGTCGACTTCGAGTGGATGGCCGAATGGTGGGACCGCGCCACGCCAGGCTCGTTGATCGTGATTGACGAGGCGCAGCAGATTTGGCGGTCGACGCGTGGTGGCGGTGATCCTGGCCGTGCGATTACTGACCTCGAAACGCATCGGCACGATGGCATCGACATCGTGATGATTACCCAGCACCCCACGTTGATTCACGCCAATATCCGCAAGCTGGTCACGCGTCACGTGCACCTGGTGGAGTACACGAAGACGACGGCGCTCCGTTGGGATTGGCGCGAGTGCCATGACGACGTGCAGGAAAAGGAGCTTCGCGCGACGGGGGATTTCAAAGAGTGGAAATACCCTGCGCGGTTGTACGCCTACTACGTTTCCGCGACGGCTCATACGAAGCGCACGCGCACGCCTCGGTCGAAGATCAAGGGGCGCATCTGGGGTGCTATCGCCATTCTCTGCGTGTTGGTGATGATTGGTGCGGTGGCGTACTACGCGCCCAAGCTGTGGCGGAAGGCACATGGTGTCGTGGACTCCGCGTCGACGTCGACCGATGGCAAGCCTAAGGCGGATGCGCCCGCCGCGTCTGGTGGTGGGGAAGGGCGCAAGGTGGTGCATCTCTCGACGCCGGAGTACGTGGCACAACAGGTGCCTCGCGTGGTGAGCCAGCCGTGGTCCGCGCCGATCTATGACGGCCAGTCGGTGACTCAGCATCCTCAGGTGTGGTGCATCGCGCCGGAGTTGCCGGAACACTGTCGTTGCATCACGGAGCAGGGCACACGCTACGAGATGCCGCAGCTTGAATGCCGGCGTTACGCCGAGACCGGCGGCGCCTATGACCCCTACCGCCAGGAACGCCGCAGGGACGATCCTGCGCGTTCGCCCGCCGCCGCCCCCGCCGACCCCTCGGCCGCGTCTGCTGTGGCCGCCGCAGCCCTCCCGGTGGGCATTCCTGGTCCTCGACCAGGTGGCGTGGGTGCGGCATCCTACGTGCCGCCCGCGTACGGGGCATGGAATTCTGACCCGTTCGGCTCGAACGGCAAGCAGAAATAGATACGAAAGTCAATAACGCAATAAGCGTGCCATACAGGAACCATTCATAATATGGTTACGATCCGTTCATTCTTGCGATATCTCGGTGAGTTGTGGGCCATGCGCAGCACCCGTGCCTACGCGGAATGGACGGATCGCGATATGGCGCGTACCCGGGAGGGTCGGCGCTGACGTCCCGGTTGGGGCGGGTCTGACGGGCAAATGCCCGCATTTGTCCGGCTGACCTGCCTGCCCACCCTCTGCCCGGAGCGGGGTGGGGTGTAGGGGTGAAACCCCTACGGATACGCCCTTGTGCTGTCGGTGTAGCCGCTACCTCTCCACAGCCTGCTCCCGCAGGCTGCATGCCAGTCCTGCATCTACCTGGCGCAACCTTCTCCCGCCAAACCCGCTTTTCTCTCCGCACCCTCAGCGGTGGATCCGCGGGGAAGTGCGCAGCACTTGCCCGCGGATCTGCCGCCATCCCGCCGATCGCGTGACCGACCCTCTAAACCCCCTTGTTTTCAGCCCTTTCGGACACTCTATCTAACCGGACCCGAGTCCCGCTCGACGCTGTGCGGCATTCCTGCAGGAATGCCGTGCAGCGTTGAGCCGCACCCCTTGGGTGCACTACCTTCCGACTTACAGGGAGGGATCATGAAACCGGTGGATATCGCGCTGAGCGTTCTCACACTCGTTGCGGTAGGCCTGGGCTTCGCTGCCTACCGCGCATGGCACCCGGTGGCGGAAGTCAGCGAGCCTGCCGCGCCTGTCGAAACCGTGCCATATCGATCACCTGTGCCCGCTGCCGCGCCTCGCGCTGCTCAGCTCGCACGGGTTCCGCACAACCTTCGTGCCGGCGTGGTGGATCGCGTGGAATGTCGGAACGGCATGCTGTATTGGCATGACGTGAAGCAGGGCACTCGGCCGGTAGCTGCGTCGAATGGCTGGGACGTGGCTCGGTGTGAAATTCAAATGCTGCCTGCTGCTGCTCATAGCTCGCCAGCCACCGAGTGAACTGACGGGCATTGGTCGCGGTGATGTTCGGGCCGCGCACCGAGCCCCCGGGCGGGATCAGCCGGTTACCTCGGATTCGCCAGCCCGTCCATGGGCCTGCGAGGTCGATACGGCATTGCGCGTAATCTGCGAGGATCGCGGCTACCTGTAGCAGTGACAGTGTGCCGGCTGGGGTGTCGAATTCCTGGCGTTCTTCGTTGTACCGCCAATTCAAGCGCTTACGGGGCATTCGTGCGTTCCATGCAGCAGGGATCGCAGGAATGCACGCAGCATGCCGGCCACCCGGCGCAGCCTGCGCAATTGCGCATAATGTATATTATGTAA